CCTGACGTGATGTCGTTGAAAGATTTTGCTGACGCACCCAATCCTAGGCCAAAGTCAGTGTACAGATTTTGATGAAACTTACCAACTGGTTGTTTTCCTAGGAGAGCGCGCTGGGCGTTTATCACAGCAACAATCCCTGCAACCTGAGGCGTGCCAATGCTCGTTCCGCCCATCGTGTACCATTTCGGTGTTTTTGCACCAAGCTTTGTGAACGCAGTGTATTGACCAGTATATGGATCAGCATTGAATGATAGATCAACACCAACGCGTGTTTTAGGAGCACTGGTTACAAATTTTAAAGATGATTGCCAAGTTGGCATTGGAAATTGAGAACTAAATCCGCCGCCTGTTCCCTTCCAAACAGTTTCATTACGACCCGCTGCTGAGTAACTGTTCAACGAGGTTCCACCAACTGAGATCACACTGGGCGAGACGGCTGGCCAGTTTGCTTGATAGCCATAATCACCCGCGGCAGCTAAGTATGTCATATTTGGCTGTGCAAAAATTGATTCTGAGCCTTTAACAAAAGATGCCTCTTTTGCAACAAAGCTCATTGAGACAACGCCAGGTCCAAAACCATTTGCAACTCGAACAGCGTCTGCAAGGGAACCAACTAATGCATTTCGTGCTTGAATCACAACTTTACGAGCAAGCGGCGCAATTGCGTGTGCCCACTGAACATCAAGCGCAGATTCTAACGCCCAAGTTACATCGTACCCTGGTTTCTTATCGCTTAAGCCTGCACCGGCGGTGGAGTGCACGACGGAGACGGTGCAGCGATTTGGTGCTGCTGCAAGCGGCCTAACAACTGCTGGCAGTTTAACTTCAGCGCATGATGGTAGATTGAAATTTTTACTAAATGCGTTAAGATCATTTACCAACGATGGATTGTCAAAAGCACCAATTACGTAGATGGTTTGACCTGCACCGAGAGATGCGGCTTGTTCAGCAGTCAAATTAGACATGTCGGCTGGCACTGGAGGCAAACCGTATGCAGCCCTGATTTGCGCAGGATTATAGACAACAGGACGGCGAGTTGTTGATTTCTTAACAAGGCCTTCATGTGTTTTTAAGTAGTCTGCAAATTTTTCTTCAGTGAGATTTGTAGTATCAACGTCAACAACCCGTGAAGGATCAAGTTGAGCTGGAGCGTCAACGTCTGCAGATGGCTCTGGAAGATCTACGGGCAAACGGTGAAAAGTTGGAATTGCAGCACCTTCAACTCCGGCTGTTTGATTTGTCTGATTGCGATGTTCTGGGAAATTGCAATTTTCATCGCCTGAAACAACATTTAAGGCTGAATCGGAAGATCCACAACCTGTTACGGCCAGCGCGCTGGCAATCGCAGCAGCCATAGTTGTGAGGCGCAGTTGTGTTGATTTTTTCATCATGTGTCCTTTTTATGGAAACAGCAATTGCAGAGTTGTTAATGTGTGTAGGCGTGCAATTCTAAGTTAACCGCAAGTTCAATAAGTTGTTCACGTGATTTTCGTGCTACTTGATTGACTCCAATGTCAGCGACAGCCTTGCGGAGTTGTTTCAGTGACATTGTTGAAAGCTCTTGTCGAAGAGCGCGCTCAACATCTTTAGTAGTTTTCATTTTTTCCTCATAATGATTGAAGATACATATACTATATCATGCAAAAGTTAGAGTGTAAACTACTTTTTACACGCAAAACGTAATCTATGATCTAGACAATAGTACAGCTAGGCACTGTGCTACATGTAGATTATAACATGCTTTTGGAGAAATGTAAACTGCGAAATGCTATCTACTTGACTTTCTCGGCCAGGTCAAAAAAGTTTGAACCATCGCGTTTCAGTTCTGGGATTTTTGATAAGTCTATCTTCCAGGCTTCTTTAAAATTCAAATTGCCGCCATGAGCAATATTTGAAGACAGTTCAATAAAATGCAATTTGTCAGCATCTGACATGTCTTGCAGGAGCTTTTTACCTAGGTGCGCCCACATTAAATACTCGGCGTCAGCAAATTTTTTAAATTGACGATCAGTCAACTTCTTAGAAGCAAGCGAGACGTATCGCGAAACCACAGGATCAAAAAGCTCTCGGCGAAATGCCTTATAAATCAGCTCACCGACTTTATCTTCATCTGGTTGAATGTCTTTGAGTTCAGCACCATCAATCACGAACAAATATCCGTGCTTTCTATCTTTTGGAAGATAACTACTTCCGGCTATATCGCCACCAATCGCGTACATTTGTGCATAGCCAATATCTGAAGTGATGTAAACTTTTCCTTTCACTGGATTTAAATTCTCTTTTGCTTTAGATGTTTGTTGCATTAAAGTCACATCGCCTGGCTTTAAGCCATGCTTTAAGATTTCGTTAAACGCGCTTTCTAAACTTGTACCGTGATAATATGTTTTGGCCAAGTGTGTTTCTAGCGGAATGGCTTCGAATAGACTTTTTAATTTCATGATATTGTTTCGTAAGAACTAATTGCTATATTTACAGCACGAACGGTATAGGATCTTCTGGGTCATCAATTTCAGTTGCCGTTGGGTCATAAGTTGAACCTGAGAAATCATAAACTTTTCGATGAGCGTTTTCATCGTAATCGGCAAGCCGTGTTAATACCTGCATGACAACCAATGTGGCTGCAACCAGATCATCAGTACAACCCTGTTTTGCGGCATAACTAGCTCCAGAAGAAACATAATTCTTTAATTCAAAGAGGAGAGAGTCTGAGTTGACAGTTAGACCATTTGCGGCTCTTTCTACTAAACTCTTCAATTGCAAACATGCCAGAAGCTTTGTTTTACCATTTGTGTTAACACCTAATGTCATGCCCTTAGGATCCGTAGAAACAAGTTCTGCGTCTGGAGGATTTTCATCATTGTAGTGTAATGCCGCAAAGCCAGCACCAACTCCGTTATTTTCAAAACTCCAAGTTATTTCAACCTGGCGTTGAGGACTTGAGAGAGTTTGCAGTTTTTTAATTAACCAACTTACGCGGCCGTAAAATTTTGGAATGTTCAGATTATTAACTCTAATCTCTGCAATCTGGACTAAGTCCGGAAAACTGAATGCAACAGCGGTAGAATAGTCTGAACCAGTTCCAGTGCCAATATCAACCCCCAACAGTATCATTTGCGGTGGCTTTTCAGGCAGCCAAAGTTTAACGCCATTGTTATCTTCATCTGGTTTGCGTGGTCTGATTTGCGACAACGTCATTGAATCAATTAGCAATGCGTCAGTTGATAAAAATTCGCAATCCAACTCGATCCTAGCCCGGAGCTCCCCAAGTTTTCCAACCATCTCCTTATAATACTCTTCACCTCTTTCGGGGTGTTGGTACCAAAGAGCTTTGACTGGCACGAAAGAGTTGGCGCCAGAGTTTGCACCGCGCCAGAGTTGCGCAAACAGATCGCTGTCGGTGTTTGGTGTAGACGAGACAATAAATTTACCACCTGTTGAGAGTGATGGTGCGATCGAAGCCCACATCTCATCTTGAATCCTTCGACGCAAGAACGCCAGCTCGTCAATAAAAAGCAGTGATGGTGAACCGCCTCGACCAGTCTTCTCTGAGGTTGCCTCTGATTTAATTTTAGATCCGTTGTCAAATTCAATCGAGGTTCTTGAATAATATCGGCAGCCAGGCTTCAACCAAGCAGGAAGTTCCTCATACGCGAATTTAATTCTTGACATGATCTCAACCGCATGATTCAGCGCTTTTGACGCAATCACACATAATTTGTCATCAAGAAAGCAAGTCATCCACAAGATATAAACTGCGACGACTGTAGTGTTATGACTTAAAACACCATTGGTGTAATAAACATGGTTATCATCTGCAAGTTCGAGGTCATACATGGTTTCAGTGTAAGACATCTCAGTCAGTTGCCTAACAGGCTTCAAGCCGGTTGCTGTGTGTACCAACTCCCCAACTTTCAAGTCTTTCAAATATCGCCCGCCAGTAGGCGTCATAATTACGTGTGTGTCAGCAGCGGATAAAACGTCATGCCCCGTAACATCAAGTTTCCAACTTTTGTATGGAACGGTACGAAGTACCCTAGAAATTTTAGACCAACCAGTTGGTGTTTTTACTAGATATGGCACTTGCCCTTCAGCGATAAATTTTAATTCACCATCCGGGCCTAATATCTCCACATCTCTTAGATTTGTTTTTGATATAAGCTGTGCCAGGGTAATAATACTTTCCCCTAAACACCATGATGCAATCTCAGCTTTTAATATATCGAAAAAACCAAATTTTGAATTCGTGATAGGGGCAATTGCATTACTTTTTTCTGAGAATAACGAATCGTAAGTTTTACGATCAACAACTTTCAAAATTTTCTTTTTAAATCCCTTCGGTGGTTCAATAACATCAACTACGGTATTTGCAGAAACACACTTGCCCAACTGTCGACTTGCAAGGATGACGCTATCTTTGTTGTTGTGAATTGAATCAATCATCTCCTTCTGATAATCGTACAATTCCATTGGCACCACCCCTTTAGTTGGATGTTGTACCTTTACATATTTCTCAATAAAATAAATGGGATCGCCCATGCAGCGTTTAAGCTCCATAATATTTTCTGGAGTATATTCCATTTGCTTAAACGCACGTTTGATCTGTGATTCAGCCATACTTCAGCCCCATATAAATTCTTTTGTCAACTTGATTGATTCTGAACTCAACAGAATTTCAAAATGATTTACATCCAATTCACATTTTTCTGCGCCATCAAGAGCACGCTGACTCGCAACAGAAACTATTCCATCATTGGGTTCACGCATAATTGGTAAAGAACCAGCTGTGCTTATAATATTCAGTGTTGGTACTATTGCCCCTTTATTTTGTAGAGTCATAATAATGTCTGAATATTGACTTAAATCATGTAAGAATTTATGTTCTGGGTGAATCCATTTCAGAATATTCGCAGCTCTAGAACCACCAAATGGACTGGCCAATGTAACAATTTTTTGAATATTAAAATTGACTGATTGCTTATGTTGTGAAATTAAAACCGCAAGAACTCCACCTAAAGAATGACCTATTATAGAAATTGGCTTATCAATCGGTAATGCTTCTGAGACTTGTGTTAGTAATTCAGAAATCGTGTTTGTTGGTTCATATTCAATATGATTGATATTGTGTTTTGGTAAAAATTTTTCAAAATGTGCAAACGATAAACGTGAACAATTAGCCCCATGAATGTACCAAATCTCTTTTCTTTTGGACATTTTATTCTTCTGACTTAGGCAATTCGTTTGATTCACTATCGGTACGTAATGCTTTTAGAATTGAATTTCTATCAGCAACAATCAAATTATTATTAACAGTTTTTGGGCCATTGTTATACGGGACAGAAGTCTGATTTCTTTTAACCCTGTCAGTCTTTGTTTTAGATTTAACCGCCATGGCAGTTAGAGCAATATTCAAATATGTTGCAGCAACTTCGGCTGTTCTTGCGGAATATCGAGGGTCCACAATTTCAACCATTTCGGATTGCCTATCAAAAGCTTGAATCGCCTTATCATAAACCTGAGCTATGTTGGCATCAATTTCTTTGTCATCTTCATCTTTATGATCTGGGACCGGATTGTCGGAAGATGTGGTAGAAGTTGGAAGTGTTGATTCAATAGGCGCTATTTCGCCATGTTCGCCTTCTCGGTTATTAAGAGCATCAAAATACTCACCAGTTTCTAAATTAAAAACTTGTTCAAGCGGGTGTTGACGTGATGTCATAAAAACTCCATTACTATTGAGCATTTATTATTTATCACTACTAGCAACCAATATCATGTCTATATAATGATTTTTACGCTCTTTTACTCATCGCCCGCAAATACATGATTAGATCAGTAATAAAATAATCCTTGTCTAATGGGGAATGAATCAAATAATATTCATCACAATTGAAAAGTATTTCATGACCACTTTGTGCTGCTTCTTGTAAGCCAGTGTTAAATTTGTATTGTGCTCCACCAGACATAATGAATTCATGTACGTCGTCATAATACTTGTCTACATTCTCTGGATCATATTCTATATGACCATCTTCAACTACGCCAGACGCAGCTTTTAGACCAAAATATTCATTTGCATCATTCACTAATGGAGACCAAGCATAATTGTACTTACCCACTGGGAAAAATAAATGTACGTTGCCAATTTGATGAGCCATTTTTCTTGAACCAGTAGTTGATATACCAGAGGAGGTAAATTTCACGCCACTCAACATTTCAAATGAACTGTCTAGAAGATCATGAACTTCTCGGCTCATATATGATGGCTTTTTGTTTTTCGTTAAAGGAATTTTTTGCATAGTTTTAACGATGTTGTTACTGCCATGATAAATTGGCAATTTATCGCCTATCTCTTTAAGGAACGGTAAACAGTCTTGATGGATAATTTCGACTATTTTACCAATTGCTGATGATTGTTCATTTAAATATTCTTTAAAGGTGATCATTTTACTTTTAGCCTCATTTCAATGTTTTTTCAATCTGTTTAGAAAGTTCAATAAG